ATAAATTGTTAACAGGATAATTATTTCACATGCATCTATTCCACCTATAAAATAAAAGCTATACAAAACATTTATAATTGCGTCCCCTTTATTGTCATCATCTATATTTTTTACTAACTTATTTGTAATTGTTCCTGTAAAGATAGCCAGTCCACTAATTGTAAATCCTAATAATCCAATTAATGCCACTCCTACACTTATTGAAACACTTCTTATTAATTCGTTAAATTCATTTCCAAACGTTCGTCCGCAAACTTGATACAATGCTATAATCGCAATAATTGATAGTATCAGTGAAAGTATAGCTTCTTTTTCTAAAAAAAATTCTTTCCATTTTTCTGAACTTTTTAACAATGAAAAATATGATGTTTCTGAAATATCAAAATATTCTTTAATTTTCTTCCTCGTCATCATCATCCTCGCTTTGCTTGCTCTTAAGCAATTTCCCCAGTTCATTTTCTGCCTTTATAGAAAAATACTCTAAATCGTCTTTTTCTTTATCTGATATGGTAGCTTTGTAAGGGGCATCTTCTTCACTTGTAACAGTACAATTTTCATTATTCTCGTCTCTGCCTTTTGCAACTAACGAAGCATATCCTTTTTTATTGCCAATAAAATTCGATCAAAATAACTTGTTCCAATATTTAAAGCGTTTTTACTTTTCGCACTTACCTCCATTTTTGAAATAACCTTTGTTGCTCCACTTTCCCGCACTTCTTCTTCTGATGGCCCAAAAATTCTTGCGAAATCTTTACGATTAGCGTTTGGAGGTATTATAACTGCCTCAACGGAAAGTATTCTACTCATAGCATATAATTTTTCCTTCAATTCTCCAATATTATTTTCCAAGAAAATTTCAAAAGTAATGTCTTTAAAGTATTTTTCAACTAATGCTTTAAAATACTTATTAAACTGATTATACCCTAATGCATTTCTAGTAATAAAAGCAATTTCCTCGCTTTTCAAGTCGAAATAAAAAGTTGAACTTGCCGCACAATTATTAGCATTACTTGTAATTACAGTATCATTTTTCGCATCATAACTCTGTATCTCTCCTTCATAAATTTTAACTAATCGTCCACAAATGACCTTATTTTTACTATTTTTTATCAGATTGCAAAATTTATATGTAACTTCTTTTTCTTCTTCACCTCGTCTTTTTTCTCTTTCTGTATGTCTTGTATTTTCATCTATTTTCTCGAATACCTCTTTAAGAATCTTATCTTTTAATCCATCGTCATCGTATACCTTGTATATTTCAGAATTAATATTAAATTTTGAAAAATAAATTTGAGCCACTTCTTTTCTCCTCCGTGAAACATTTTCTTCTATTCTACTCCTATTCAGTTCAAAATACTATTCCCAAAAATACACAAAAAATACACCCTACATTTCTATAGGATGTATTTCAAGAAAGTTTTACGGAGAAATAACCAAGGCGGCTATGCCTTTTTATTTCATTTTACACTTTATCATACTCTGAGGGGACATTGGGGGACATTTTCAAATTTTCTTCAAAAAATCTAAAATTCCTTTTTCTGCAATTCTCTTCGGTGTAGGCCACCTTCCTTTTGGGAAATAAATCATTCATTCTGTAAGCTACCTGCATCCAAGTCAATCCTTCAATGTAATACAGGCGGAACATGATGCGAAGTTCGCTTTTTTCGATAGATTCTATGTATTCTTCTGCCTGATTCGTAATTTCGAGAAGTTCTGTTTCTTTCATTTTCAAGCGTTGCCGCCTTGATACTAATAATTGTTCTACTTTTGCGTGTTCTGGAGTAGGGAAACCCGTCACTTTAAAATGCTGTATTCCTCCCATACCTCCGCTTACTACATCGCTCACCGCTCCTTCTTTCTCAATCTTCTCTAATCGCTCCTCCGTCATTTTTATGAGTCTCCTTAACTCTTTTATCTCCGCTTGCATATCGCAGTACTGGATCAGGACCGACTTTTCCACCGGAATCACCCTCTTTCTTGTTATCTATAGATTTTGCCTGTTTTCATGTCTCTGAGTTTAATCCGACCAAATACTTCAAATCCTCTTTTATTTGCTTCTCTTCTCATATTCTCAACCGTCTCTCTTGCAGCATTAGGCGGCTTATCCGCTGCCTTAATTGCATCATATGCTGTTCTATCCGTGTAGTGTTCATGATTTCGTGTGTTCATTTTTGCGCTCCTCCTAACGTCCGCTACGCAACATACAAAACAATAATTCTGTTGCTGATCTATACCTTGGACCATTCCGGCATGGCAAAACAATAGACAATTTCCATTGATCTAATTCTTTGCTTAAAGGCGTTGGATTTTCGAATTCATCCATACACTCTCTCCATTTAGGTAACGCAACCATCACTCCGAAATAGTCGGAAGATCCTGGGTAATTATTATGTAGATATTTTACAAATTTATTTTCTCTCAGGTCTGGTAAAATATCTTTATAGCATTTCATGGTCATCACAATATAGTTTTTCTCTCCTATAAAATTTAGACCATTCCCACTGTAAACGTCTTTCTTGCAGCTCTTTACCTCGTAGCAGGTAAATATACCTTTCTCTATTCCAGATATGGACATCTGGTTTTCTGGCGAAAACTGCATAAAATCAACCCGTTTCCCGTTTGTACTCCACGGATCTACACTTACCTCGCTAGCCCAGTGTTTTCCCATTCCAGAAAAATATTGATTTATAAGTAGTTGTCCGAGGAATTTTGTTGTTTCTGCCCTTGTCATTTTTTTCACCTCACTTTCTCAGTATGTAAAATACAAATCCTGTATAAATTAATGCTGCTATAATTACTATTGCTTCTGTTATACTCATCTGTATTCCTCCTGTTTAAAAATATGTGATCGTATCCGCGGCGTTGTTTGCCATCAACTCGACTCGTTTTAAATATCTTAACTGTTGCTGTATGTATGGGTCTGAATCTTTGCCTCCCATTGACCTCCAGTCAGATATTCGCTTATCTACATCCTGTAATACTTTAATCGGTATCATATCAAGATTGATATCTTCAATACTAAGCTGTTTCATCTAGCTTTATCCTCCTCTGTAGCTAAATCAAAAATTGACAACTGTGCTGGCGGTTCAAAATTCATCCACAACACTTCTTGTTTTTTACTTCCCACTTGGGAATAATTTATATGAGTCTCTTTGTGCCAATCCTTTAGCAATGAATCATACATTTTTGATTCATAACCGCTAAGTAGGATAAACCCTTTATGTTTTTTTAATTGGTACAACAAATTTTCATGATCATCTTCTGTCATTTCTCGCTTATATTGTTCTCCGCCACTTCGAGTATTTAACAAGTATGGTGGATCACAATAAATCAATACATTTTCATAATTAAACTTAGAAATGACATCTACGGCTGGTCTGTTCTCAATCTGTACCCCTCTAAGTCGTTCTGTTACCTCAATAATTCTATCCGGTAGGCTTTTCCAATCTAAAGCTGCATATGCTTTTTCTCTTCCTTGCACATCATTTTTCCATCCAACTTTAGCCTCTGTAGTACGATAACCATAGCCCATGTTCAAGCGAATTAAGAATTTTACTGCTTTATTCAAACTGCTTTCCTTAGCATCTGGCAAATATGCATTATCATATATCTGTCGTGCATATGGAGTATAATATACTTCATGGGCCAGCTTTTCTGGGTCATGTTTCACCCAATAAAATAAGTTAACAACGTCCCCATCCAAATCATTAATCGTTTCTATGTCTGAACGCTGCTTAGAAAAAAATACAGCTCCGGAGCCAACGAATGGCTCCAGATAACTACGATGTTCTGGAAAATAAGAGAGTATCCAACTAGCAATCCTCCATTTACTTCCAGGGTATCTTAAAAGGCTCTTTATTTTTATCACTCCTTCAAATATGTTCATGTAATGCCGGTGGTCCAAACGACTGAGGTTCCAACTCCAGAAGAGCATTATATCTCTCAACATGTTCATCCGGTGTAATCTCATCGTTCATAAGCTCCTGCTCCAATTTATTGTATTCAGCATCTATCCTCTCTTTAAACTCCTGACGGCTTATCTTCCCTTCGATAAGCATCTGTTCTAATATTTTGTATTCGTGACTCATAATTTACTTCTTCCTCTTATTCACCCGTTTTGTATGCTCCGCCACTCTCTTGCATCCAGCTTTCCACTTCTGGTAGGCTTTACCTTGCTTACATGGCTGATTCATTCCCTCGCAACGGTCTCTTTCGGGACATTTCACGCATGGATTAATCATCTGTTTGCTCCTTTCATGAAATCACCTAATGCTCTATTTTTCCAAGGTGCTTCTTTTATGTTCTTTGGTTTGTACGGTTCTGGTAATAATGTCCATGCAATTACCTTTTCATAAGAAATTAGCCCCACCCATTCAGAGTCCCCATAATCATCTTCATGGTAAAACCAATTTTTCCGGTAATCATAAGTATCTCCATTGTATACACAAGCCATATAGAAATCAGATTTATCTGGTAATCTCTCACTACACGGAATCCAATCAATAACCGGTGTAATATCTGCTTTCTTTTTTGGTGCATTTTCCTCATATGGTTCCAGCAATGGCATCCATGCACTTACGAAATATCCTAAAGATGCATATGTTCTTCCCGTAAATGGAGCATAAAAAGCTCCTCCCTCATCATCTACTTTCCAAATACCTACAAGTGGCTTCTGCTTCTCATTTGCAAATGATAACAATACATGTTCCCCGTTCTCGGGTGTTTTTTCTTCTAACAGTATCCATTCACAAATTTTAGGCTGCTCTTCAATCAGCTTAATTACGCTTGTGCCTACAAGTAATCTCTCTTCACATTCCTTAATGAGTCTTTTTTCGTCAATCATCTCTTTCTTCTCCTTTCTGCAGCTTTTCGCATATCTTCCCAGTCCTTTCTTAAGTCTTCCGGAAATACTTCCGGATTAACTACTTCTTTTCTGACTTTCAGCTCTGCTCTAATAAACTTTTGTTTTGTTGTTTCTGTTTTTGCCTTTTCTAAGAGATGTAATGCAGTCTCTAAATCTTTCTCGGTAAACTTAGGGTCGCATAGGAAAGATGCTATGTAAGGCGGCTCTGCGTCCAAATCACGAAGCTGCGCTCAATAATTTTTCTCACGTTATCCGTATAAAGTTCTAACGGGATATCTATTTTAACTTTCTTCATTGTTTCCTTTCTCCCCGACAGAAGTCGGGGAATCAATGGCATATAGCTCCGTGTTGTATCATGGAGCGGTTAACAAGTTACTGCAATGTGTATCTATCCTTAACCCCGGAGGGTGTCCAGCTTTTTCGCCTTCCTGGCAATTCGCTTTGCACTGCGTTCTGTATTCCTTCGATGCTGTCTGCTGGCATAGGGAACTGCCTGTTTTCGTGCCGGCTCTTTGTGCTTCACATCTTTATCATTCATCCGGATAGCATATTCAAGACCTGTCTCTTTCTTCAATGCGTCTATCATCTCCAGCCAGGTAACATAATCCTCCATCAGACACTCTGTCTTGAAATCGAATCGCTTACGAAAACGCTCTATCCTGGCCGCTCCAAATCCAAATTCATCATGCAGCGTCATTGCTGTTAAGATATTTACAGTATCCAGTGTCTGATTCTTTATGTTCTCTATCACCTTATCTACAGCAGATCGGCTGACTCCGATCGGAATCCCAGTAATGCCCCTCATGCGAAGTTCTTCTTCTAATCCTTCGATTCCTTTTTTCTTTGCAACTTCTAGTGCATAAGACATACCTTCCTGTCTTGCACGTTCCAATTTATCTATCCTTGCCACTTTAATTGCCTCCCGTAAGTTTTTTCTCTATCGCTGCATAATCATAATCTCTGCCCTCGAAATTATGAAAATTGTTGTTGCCTGGTTTATTAGCTTTCCCGGAGCTCCTGCCTGATGAGCTGCTTTTCTTCTTCGTCAAAGGATAAAATCCCTTCCAGCCTCTGATAAATGCTGTCTTACAGATTAGGATTCTTTCCTGTTCATCCTTCCCCAAGGAAGAAAGTTCCTGCCTCAGTGCTTCTATCTGTTCTTTCATCAACGGGGTACGCTGCTGCTGATTTCTCATCAAGATATATTTTTCAAAGGCATCGTTAAGTTCCGGATTGCTATAATATATATAAGTATTATTTTCTTTTCTTTTATTTTGTTGAATATCTGCATCATTTATCGTCTTTTCTGTTGCAGAAATCGTTGTTTCTGTTGCAGAAATAGGATTTTGGGGTGCATTTAATAAAGGTTGACCGTTTTTATCAATCAACCGATATTTATCTTTATTGACTTTGTTCCTAACAGTCACTGAATCGTAGCGTCGCTGAATTCCAGCAGAGGTGATAATATTTTGATTAAGGAGGGTTTTATCAAACAGCCCTATATCCGCACAATAATAAATCACTTGCAACACAAAGTCTTTTTTCTTTACCCAGCGGTTCCCGATGGTTTTGATTATTTTTACCGCTAACTGCTCCATACTGGGAACCTCTAAGTAATAACCTTCATGATAAATCATGCAAAGCAGCACATCATAAATCGTCTGCCCTAATGGACCATACTCATTCATCAGGTCCATGATTTTAAAATCATCATAATAATCAACATCTTTAGAAAAGTAACTAAGCCCTGTCTTGGCTTTGCGGCCCATTAAGCCACCACCTTTCTCATATGCTGCTTATAGCGACCTCCACTCTTGGAGAGTCTGAATAAAATTTCTCTACAGACAGCGAAACAATCTGCGTATCGTCATGATAAGCGACCTTGTTTAACGCATCTAAGATACTCTTTATAACATTATCTAAATCCGGCTTCTTTGTCGGCCGGATAAGACCGGCAAGCATCTGCTGCCGCTTTTTCTTTCCTGTACTCTTTGCGATCGGGTAATGTGCTATGATATTTGCTTTAAGCTCCTCATCCGCATCAAAGGGATGCGCCCCGGTCTGATAGAAACAAGTCTTTACTAAATTCTCATACAAAACTGTTCCCTCCGGAGTGTAGGAAAATGTTCGACCGCCTGTATGTACGGTTCTGGCCCGGGCCTTTCCTTTCGGAGGGCCGGGGACCGTGAAAGTGATTTCTGACATAATGCTTAACCAATAATTGCGATATCAAGGTTTGAATCAATACGTTCTTTCAGAAAAGCCTTAATGGAGGCCACTGCTTCGTATTTCCAGAGACCTCCGTCTGCCTCGATGAGCTTAAACATCGGGGTTCCGTCTCTTCCTTCTTTGATTCTGAATATAAACTTGCTCTCTGGCTGTTCAACTTCAAGGAAGGTACGATATGGGCGAAGCATTACCGGATTTGGAACAATCACATCCTCTTTTCCTGCGATTCCTTTGCTTATTGTAGCCTTCTGACTTGTTCCATCATCTCCATAATTCGCTACAGTTTTATTTTCGACATTACCGGCCACTGTGAGGATAATCGCTGTTTCCTTTGTCTGCTCGAAAGCAGTCTGCATATTAATGATGAAACATTCCTGATCATATGGATAATCAAACTGAAATCCGTTCGGATTTGTTGTTACAGTGAACAGTTCTTCTCTATTTCTTTCTTTTGTAAGGCCGGAAAGAAGATGAACTTTTGTAGGAGATTCTACATGAATAATCATAGATTCTCTGAACTCATCCTGTTTCTCATTGATATAATCAATGAGCGAATTTAAACTTGTGGCAGTCAGCGGAGAAGCCATTTCTTCTTTACCATATCTAAAAAGGTTCTTATCGCAGTATGTCTTTCCTGCGATTTCTGTTATGTGTGGCTTTCTTGCCTCATCGTTAAGTGTTACTAAAAAATCCATTGCCTCTTTTAAATCGTATCCCATTATTAATTTCCTCCTATTTAACTGCTCTTAAATCAGTAACTTTACTGTTTGGTTCCGTTTCATAAATTTCTCCGGTAGACGGGTCATATCCTCTTGCGGGTTCCACTGTCTCCACATCTCCGAAAGAAAGCTGTCCGGGAATTTGATTTCCGATTTCCACACAATCAACTTCTCCTGTGTTTAAGTCTTTACCCATAGAAAGAGCGGCAATCGCTCCAAGTTCTGGAGCAAGGGCAACTTTTGTTTCTACTGCTGCGGCAGAAAAGTTTCTTTCCGGGTTTGGTTTCATTGTAATGGTAACAGTAATTTTCCTTGCCTTATTTGGGTCTGTGTTTGGATCAACGATATTTTCTGCTACCTTCTGCAATGCTTTGTTTACCTGTGCAGATAATGCTCCATCTGCAAATTTTTCAAGATTAACATGCCTCATAATTCATCACTCCTTTTTATTAAAAAAATGTCTGCTGGCCTTCTGGTGCCTGCGAACGTCCCTGATCAGATGTCGGCTCCTTTATAGCAGAAGCCACCACTTCTGGCTGTACCATTGCCTTTTCTTCGATCGCTGCAGCTTCTACCGGAGGAACATAAACCTCACCAGCAACATCTTCTGCAAATCCCTTTTCCTCTGCTGTATACATGCCTCCGAATGCTGAAGGAAATGCCTCTCTTAAGGCCTGTACTAATGCAACCTTGCGAATCATTGTAGATGGCTTCTTACTCCACTGGGCGTTTAAGCTTCCATCTTTCTTTCTGCCGGCATATTCATCAAAAGAAACCTCTGCTTCGTATGCATGAGTGCGATCGGTGCGGTAAACTTTCGCCCATCCTCCGAGAATCTCTTCCGAAGGCAGCTTAAAGCAACCGGTTCTATGTATTATTTCCTGTGTCTGTGCATCAAGAACAATAATTCCGGCTTCAAAGCCATCATAATTCTCATTTGCTTCCGCACGTTTCATATAAGCTTCTTTACCGATAACCATCGTTGCTGGCTCACTTCCGTACTTAATGCAGTAAGCCTCTTTTGCCCATGGATTGAGACCGCTGTTCTTGCAAAGATTCATAAACATGATAACTTCATCTACTGTGACGTTATCCTTGCTTCCGGAAACCATGTACTGCTTTACAATCTCCGGAGTAAGTTCAATCTTCATGCCTCCTACCTCGTAGGATGCGGACTGAACATTCTGAAAAGCCTCTGTTCTCTTTTTTGCCAATGTGTTTGATACTGCCATTTATAATTCCTCCTTCTCTAAAATCTCCACTTTCTCAGCATTGTTCTTTAATTTCATTAACACTTCATTTAAGTAAGCATACTGTGTTTCGTTTGCAGTGATTGCAATCACGATTTTCTTACGTTTAAGAGGCTTCTGCTCCTGAATAGCTTCCTGTGGTACAATATCTGCCGGCTCATTCTCCGTATCCGGAAGTTGCTGGTCCTCCTGAACCTTACCGGCCAGTTCTACCCTGGCGGCCTCCTCTTTTCTCTTACGTTCTCTTTCTTCTACTTCTTTCCTCTTCTGTTCCTCATAGAGAGCTTTCTTCTTTGCTGTATCTTCGAGCTGCTGTTTTTTTGCCATAGCAGCCATGAGGTCAAAGTCTTTTAAATACTCCTCTTTCATCTCATAAACATAAGGAGAATTTTCCGTATTGATAATCTTTAAATCCCCGTCTATCTTGTCATGAATAGCTGTGATTTCTTCTTTCACGGACTTTAAAGTTGTAGATGCATTCAACCAGGAGTCTTTAAAAATCTTCTCAAACGGTACCGTACGGTCCAGATCGCCGATACACTCCTTATAAATCTCTTTGACTTTTGCAAGCTTCTCCGACCTTAATCCTTCTTCGTATCCTTTGACCTGCGTATCGATATTGGTGATTGCTTCGTTAATGATTCCTACCAATTCTTTTTCCTTTTCGGCAAAATCATCATAGGGAACCATGATTTCTTTCTTAATCTCTTTTCTCTTATTCTCAAGGGCAGTAACAAGCTTTCTTAAGTTTGCTCTGTCCTGCTTTGCGTCCTTAATCTGGTCACTGCTGTAAACAAGATTAAGATAATCGCTTGATTTTTTTGTAATCTCTTCTTTTAATTCGTCAAAATTCCAGTCGATACTCTTTAAAAAGCCATCGACCCGAGGGTTATAAATCTTTAACTCCATTTGATTACTCCTCCTTTATATTTCTGGAAGAAGAAGCCCTGGCCCTTGTCCGCTCCGTAGACTGTGCCAGAACTTTTCCTCTTCGTTTTTTAACATTTCAATATCGTCAAGTACTTCTTCTCTTTCAATGTGGTAGTGCTTTGTTGTAAGTCTCACTTCGCCATCTCTTACACGCTTAAGCTGTGCTTTTAACACTACGAAGTCATACTCTGTGACCAAGAGATAGTGTAGGACCTGTATGTAATAATTATCCGGTATCCGGTTATCCCATTTTTCCCACTGCATAGACTGTAAGATATTTGTTGTCTTGATTTCTAAAATGCCTCTCCGTCCGTCTAGATCCACCAGTTCACCATCCAGCGAAGCATGTGCCCAGGGATATTTTTTATTAATGAGCATGTTGTTGTCGTAATACTCAACCGTATATTCCGGATAATCTAACGAGAACAAGGCTCGAAGCGGTGACTCCGCATCATTTCCATACTTGACATATGGTTTGTCTGAGATATCCACAGGAGACATCTGTCCTTTCTTCTCCATCCACAGTTCCTGATTTGTTTTATATGGATTCAGTCCGAGGATAGCAGAGGCATCGGAACCGCCGATGCCCTTACGATTTACCAGCCACTCTTCCATGGAATCAAATTGGATTCTTGTAATATCTGTTGAAAGCTGCTCTCTCTTCATGTTGTCTCCAGAAAACTAAAACGCTGCATTAACATCTGCATCTTTTCTTCCAATTCTCCAACACCCTCTAAATTTTCTATGCGCCCCCCCTGCCGGTTGCGCCAAAATAACATCGCCTAAAACTGGTATACCAGTTTTGACATAACCGTACAAAAAGGAGGCTACTGCATTTGCACTTGGACAAAAACCATTTACATCTTTAGGTTTGTAACCGTTTTTATCCAACATCATAAGAACGGGGCACTTAAAAAAATCATACAACTCATTTGTTGTAACTACTTCTACAGGACCGCCCATAGCATCCATGATTGCTCTATTGCTGCTAAAGTCTACATCTACAATAGAAATCTTATTATCTGCTGTTATCTTAATTGTCTTCATTTCGACACCTCGTTTTTCTTTATATTCATTGCAATCCACCATTCCAGTGCCGCTTTCCGTTCTAGGAGACGCGGCGATTCAGGTTGTAATTCAAGGGCAGCTTTCGTTTGATTGTACTTATGTAGTAAGAAATTAATTATCATGTTCTTCACCTGCCAAAATTTCAAGGTGTGCAATGCACTTATCATAGTTTGCTTTTTGTTCTTCATGCGATGAAATGAATATATTAAACTGACCAAACCATTCTTTTTCTGTATTAAACTCTCCTACCATAGTAAGTATGCTAATACTGGAATTACCATAAATAAAATTGACAAAATTTCCTGCCTGCTGTGCTGCATATACTTTTTCAATCAAATTCTTAATCTCTTCTAATCCTAAAAACTTGTTTTCTTCCATAATCATAATTTCTCCTTCCATTTTCCTGATTTTGTGTTACAATTTAGTTGAGTTATTTTCTATGCGCCTGTTGGAGTTGCCGCTTCGCAGGTGCATTTTTTATATTCTTCCAAATCTATTCCCTGTGCTTCTGCAAACGTAATGGCATTAATAAAATAGATAGGTCTTTTCTTGTTTCTCCCTGGCAAAGCCTGCGCCCATGAATACATACCCTGCTGAATAGCAAGTGCAAGTGCTCGTTGTGACACTCCCATGATTCCAGCCGTCTCCGTGAGTGTAAGTCGCGGAATCTTAGGATATGATATACTTGGTTCTTTGAAGTTTTCGTTTCCAAAGTAATCTTCTGGCATCCCTATTGCTGTAGCAATCACGCCCTGTCTCTTCTTGGATGGTATGTTTTTGCCTGATAGATACTGACAAATAGAACTTTTATTTATGCCTGTTAATCTGGATAGCTCTGCCTGAGATATATTCTGTTCTGAAAGTATGTATTTTAACTTTTGAGAAAATGTCATGGTTTCACCTCCTCTCCAACTATTCTTGACTTTTCACTAATTCTCCAATACTCTTTCTATACAGCACTGCAATGCCGAGTACAAAAAGGAGGATTTGTGTAATGGATACTGAACTATACAATTCCATCATGGATGAATATAAACATCTATTGGAATCTAGGAGTCTTGACGGAAATATTGATGGTTTCAAAATCAATATTGCAAATATCGTATTAGATATTTTGAAAATATATCTGGAAAAGACTAGCGAGTAATACAGCCTATTTCTCGTAGTTTTAACAGAATATTATTTATTTCTTTTTTGCTGACTTTGGTATTTCTTTTCAAGGTCAGCAAGTTTCTTCATGGTTTTATTCTTTTTTTGTTTTTTCATTATCTCATCTCCTATCCTGCTTTCTCAGCCATCTTTGTCTCATTCTTTGTTTCCTCGGTAAGCAACATACCGTTGATTATACCAATCACAAACATCTGTTTATCGTCCGGTAAATCGTTGATTCTTTTCACCATGTTGCGATAACGTTCTCTTTTTAACTGTTTCATATTCTCACCTCACTTTGTTCATCTGATGTACATATAGTAGCATATTAAATGTACATTGTCAATATATTTTTGTTGACTAAATGTACATTTAATGTTATCTTTATTTTAGAAGGGAGGAACATTAACATGACTTTGTCTGAAAGAATTAAAGAAGTTCGTACAAGTTCTGGAGACACACAAACAAAATTTGCGGAGAAACTTTCTATTTCTCGCTCTGCTGTGTCCAAGATTGAAAGTGGTGAAAATACACCATCTAGCCAGACCATTGCATTAATTTGCAAAATTTATAATATAAATTACCAATGGCTTGTAAATGGTAATGGAGAAATGTTTAAAGAAAATGATATTGATGCACAAGCGGCAGTTGATGAATTAATGACTGGAGATAATGAATTTGCTAAAAATATTCTTGTAAAACTCGCAAGACTCAGCGAAGAACGCTGGAAGCAAATAGAAGAAATTTTAGATGAATTAGAGCTGAAGTAAAAAGGCCGGGGATTAAACCCCGGCTTTTTCTTGAAGATATAAACGTTCTATAAATTCATAGATTCTCTTATCTGTTTCTTCGGATTCAATCCCATCCCAAAGCTTATTCCCCTCCTTCTTATAATTTATCTCTTTGCTCTCCTTGTTCTCTTTCTTCATTATGTAACGCTCCTTTCTTCCGAAAGTATGTTCGATTTTATTCCATTATATAACTCGAACATATTTTCGTCAATATGTAATTTCTGGAATTAAATTTCTTATCATTAATAGTATGTCAGATTCACGATTCAAATAAAATTCTCCTTTCGAAAGCGATTATAACAGATTTTAAAATTGGACGATTTTTCTGTAGAAGTTTTTTTGTCATTTCTATCGGTTTGTATAACAGGGATAATTTTCTCTATTATTCTTCCAAATTTTGTGTACTTATTTCATATTTTGTTGTATAATTTTACTTGTAACTATTTGATTTTTTCATTAATACATAAAAAGGAGTAAGAAATTATGAAAAAGAAAAAGATAATACCTGCAATAATCATTCTTTTGATAGTTATTGTTGCAGGTTCCTGTTTCTGGTATTTCCAGTACAAAAAGCCACATGATGAAGCTGTTGCTAATTTCAATAAGGCAGTTTCTGCTTTAAAAGAAAGTAATAAGCCATTAGACGAGGCAGTATCTTCTCTCAAATCTGTAATTGATTCAAAAGAAGAACCTCTGGATCCAGCAGCACTTACCACAGCAAAAGGTAAATTATCGGATGCTAAAAAAACTGAAATGAAAGTTCCAGAAATGCCAAAGAAGACAAATGATATTAATGTAGCAACTAAAAAAATATCTACCATTCCGGATTATTCAAATATTATATCCACTCTTTCTGAGGCACAGACTAATTTGGAAAATAGCATCAAACAGCTTAAACAGGTAACAAATCCTTCGGAAGATTTTGTAGTGGAACGTTTGAAACAGATTAAGAGTATTTCCGGAGTTGAAGCCGTTACCGAAAAAACAGATACTAATAGGCTTTTAAATAAAAACGGTGGATATACCGCTTGTGTGTATTTCTCAAGTAAGAAAGTAAAACAGGATTATGTTTATGGTAATACCATTGCTGAAAAGGGAACAGAGGGCGGTGGAGCTATTGAAGTCTTTGCTTCTGCCAAGGATGCAAAGAAACGGGAATCTTATCTTGCTTCTTTTGATGGAAATGGCATGATGGATTCAGGCTCTCACATTGTTCTTGGTACTGTTTTGATTAGAACATCAAGTCAATTAACTGCTACACAGCAGAAAAACCTTACCGAGCAGATTTCAAATAAATTTACAGAACTACAATAAATAAATTTAAAAGAGGAAAAACTTATGAAAAAAATTTTAGGATTACTACTTGCTATGATTTTAGCAATTGGAATGTGTGGATGTTCTTCTGGAACTTCTTCGGTTAAAGAATATAATATTGACGAATTTCTTCCAACTTACAGGAAAATACTTAGTTCTATCGAAGAAAAAACTCAATACTGGAGTGAAGACGAGCTTCAGTCTTCCAAATATACTGAACTTGTTAAAAAGGAAGCAGAGTCTGGTGGATTTTCTTTAAATCAAACTATTATCATCAGGGGAAAGGTTGATACGACCTACCCTTCATTCTTGTTTATAAGTACCAGTAAAAACTCCAACGAGGATACAGAATCCGATGATTATGAAGATGAAGATTTTGAACCTGATTCTGAAGATGCAGACTTTGATTCTACAACATTTATGTGCCTTTTTTCGGAAAACCCTAACTCACCTGCACTATTAGAACCTGGTAGTAATGTAGCAATCGAGGGAACTCTTTTTGCGGAAAAGAAAGATGAGGAAAAAGGTACAAAATATATATCCGAATACCTTTCAGACTGCAAAATCAAATCCCCTGATATAAGTAAAGTTAAATTTGCCGATAATGTAACTGATGCTATAGCGGTTGATGGTTCAGAGCGGATTATGGGAACTGTAAATTCCATAGAGAAAATAACCGCATCCGATGATGACAAAGAGGAGTATCTAGAAAGCGTAGATACCTCTTCTGATGAGTATAATTATGCATCCGCATACAGATTCGCTAATTATGTAATATATCTTAATAACGGTCCTGGCAACACGTTACCTTGTTTTATAAATACTACCGAAGACCTTCTTCCAAAAGAAGGAGATAAAATAAGTTTAATTGGCGAACATTTTTCATACGATTACTCTGATTATATCAATGCTGAAAATTCTGCTATTTACATCTTTAAATAATTTTACATCTCTTTACATAACAGAGCAGCTCATCCGCTGCTCTTTTCTTTTTTGTAGACAGCTTTCTGACTAAATACGCATTTTTCAGTATACAGACTAAAAAAATCGCATATTGAGGTTTCCAGAAGCCTCCCCTCTTATAGGATATGACATGCTCTTTTACGGAAAACCTTACAGATTACATCAAAAAACATGCGTTTTTGTGCAAAAACCTACCCCAAGACTGGTTTTCACATATCCGAAATCTCCTGAGGCACCTATTAGCTCACTTTACATTTTTCAATAATTTTGCATCGCACAATCATACATAAAATTTCAAAACCAGAATATACTTGAATTATCTGACCCAATATGATATATTGAAGTCAGAAAAGAGTAAATGGTGATATCATTTATGCACCAAAAACCCCTCGGTACCGCTAATACCGAGGGGTTTTATTTTGGGCTTGGTTGCCGTTGTTCTTTACTTCTTCTTCCAATCAAACCACTTGCTAAGTAACTTCATAATCATCTCAACAATGATTCCTGAAATAATACCAGCCAATACCGAAAAAAGAAAAGAGTATAATGATATCATTTGTGCACCTCCCTTCCGTCACCAGTATAGGGAGCGGCAACGATGGGATTATAACATAATTTTCTAAAAAAGTCTTTATTCAATCATCAATTTTTAACATTTTTCAACATTCTCTTGCACATATGTTCTGCACAGAGTATAATGACCCTATAAATGAAAAAAATCCGGTACTGACAATACCGGATTTCAAGTTACCTATCAACCAGGATGGCTGATAATCTCTGCAACACTTAGATTATAACACGCATCCTACAAAATGTATAGGGTGTATTTTTTATACCCAAAATTCGAAAGGATGAGAATAATGAAGTTACCTAATGGCTATGGATCAGTACATAAACTCTCCGGAAATCGAAGGAATCCATGGAGAGCAAGAAAAACTACCGGCTGGTCTCTTGATAAAAAAACAATGAAATATAAGCAGGAATATACAACTCTTGGCTACTATCCTACAAAAAAGGATGCTTTGCAAGCTCTGGCCGCTTATAATGAACAACCATATGATTTAGATAATAATCTGACAGTAATGCAGCTATACGAACGCTGGAGCAAGGAATATTTTCAATCTTTGAAAGGTAAATCCGGACAACGAACTATTACTTCTGCATGGGCTTACTGCTCTGATGTATACGATATAAAAGTAAGAGACCTCGGGCAAGGCATATAAAAGGATGTATTGATGATGGTACGACTGTTGTACGTGGAGTAAAGAAGACAGCTTCCGCCGGAACAAAGTCACGAATCAAAAGTATATTTAACCTTATGCTTGATTATGCTTTAGAATATGAAATTGTTGATAGAAACTATTCCCGAACTTTTAATTTATCCGATGATATCATTAAAGAGAAAGCAGAAGCCAAACGGCAACACATTCCTTTTACCGATAGGGAAATGGAAATATTATGGGCAAATGTTGATAAGGTTCTTTACGTGGATGTAGTTCTCATTCAATGCTATTCTGGATGGCGGCCTCAAGAATTAGGGCTAATAGAAATGGATAGAGTGGATTTAGATAACTGGGAATTTACCGGCGGCATAAAGACAGATGCCGGTATTGACAGACTTGTTCCAATTCACCCTCGAATCAGAGAATTGGTTAAGCAAAAATATGATGAGGCAATTCGTCTCGGAAGTGATTATCTGATTAACTGCATAGACAGTCAACGAAAGAACGATATTAAAATGACTTATGACAAATATAACTACCGTTTTGAAAGAATCAGAGATACTTTAAAGCTCAACCCAGAACATCGACCACATGATCCTCGAAAACATTTTTCCACAATGGCAAAGAAATATAAGGTTGACGAATATGCTCTCAAGTATATGATCGGCCACAAGATTGAAGATATTACAGAAAAGGTTTATACGCAGCGTGATGTTAATTGGCTCAAAGAAGAACTAGAAAAAATAGTTTAA